ATACTCTGTCCACGGCAGAAATTTGGTTGCCCCCGCCAGCCACAACAGCATTTGGTGTGGCAATGTCTATATTAACAAGCCCGATTACACTTGTAATTGCAGCTTTGGCAGCGTTAGGACTTGGAATATATGAACTGGTAAAGCACTGGGATACAGTAAAAGAGGCAGCAGGAATATGTTGGGACTGGATTGTAGATAAGTGGCAGTCTGCCGGAGAATGGTTTTCAGGTATCTGGGAGAGTATAACATCAGCCTTTTCTAAATTTGACGACTGGCTGCAGAATATCTTTAATATGGATTTCTCAAAGAGCTTCGGTTCATTGGGCGACATTATGAATGCATATGTTGCTAATGTGAAAAATATATTCGGAGATATTAAGAACATATTTGGCGGCTTGATTGATTTT